ATTTGAATATTTTTCATACATATCCTCTACATATTCAGTTCCATATAAACCGTCTTTAACATTTGGTGGTAAAGTAATATTTTGGAAACTCTGTGTTAATGCATCGCTAAATAATTCATTGAAATAATTAAATCCTTGTTCTACTCCTTGAGTAACCCCACCAGACTCTAACATTTCTCTTGTAGCTCCACTAAAGAAAGCTGAAAGTACATTATCATCTGTAGTATCAGATTTATCAAAGAGCATTCCTTCTAGTAATTTATCAAATGTTGGAAGCTCTTCACCTTCTAATATTGCAAATAATGTTTCACCAACAGGTCTTCCTAATCTCTTTCTTATTTCAGATTCATCTACTTTGAATCCTCTAGCCAAAGCTTCAATCATTGTATCTGTATAAGAACCAGCTTGTACACCAGCACTACCACTAAATACATTTTCTGCAATATTTTCTATATATGAAGCACCTAGAGTCTCAGCCATCTGTCTTCTTTGTGACTCAATGGCTTGAGTTTGTTTCTTAATATAATCATTAAGAGTGCCTTCCATTTCACTACCTTCAAAACCAAATACTTTAGATTCTGTTTCTAATATTTCTTGTGCTTGTGTTAGTTTGAATAACTCAGTTCTATATTCCAACATTCCTTGTGTTGCTTCTCTTAAGCTATTTGTGAACTGATTTAGTCCTCTGCTCTGAGCTCCAAATTTTGCAAATAGTTTTACTAATGGTGCTATTACAAGGTAAGCAACACCTAGTAAACTGATACTTGCTGTAAATGCTGCTATAAGAGCTCTTACTTTACCCATTGATGCAGCAACAGCTTTAAATGATTTGACCATTCCTTTATTAATCTCTATTGTTTTGCCACCACTTGTTACATATTGTGAAGTAAAATCTGCATCTTTTATTTCAGAAGCTGCGGCTATAACACTGTTTACTTCTGCTAATGAACCACCAGCAGCTAATGACCTTCTTCTCTTTCTAGCTCTATTACCGAAGAAGCCTTCACCTGTCTCACCATAAATTGAATCTAGTAAATCGTCTAATTGTTCTTTGTCACTTCTAGCACCTAAGTTTTGTAAGTTTATAGCTTTTGGTGATAAGTCTGAAGATATAATATCATCTATGTATGAATCAGCTAATTCTGCTGTATCAATCATCCTTTTTATATAAAGTGTAAGAGCATTATTTGCTTTCATTAAAGCTTTTTCTTGTTTAGCTATTAATCTTTCTCGCTTAGCTTCTGCACCAAAGTAACTACCTTGATATAGTGCTAATAATTTTTCTATACCTGGTCTTGATTTTTCAGATATTTTGTCACCTAAATTACCAAATTTTTCTGAAACCTTATCTAGTGATTTAGGCATATCTATTCCTAAAGATTTCATGTATCCTGATGCTGATTTCTTTAGGCTATCTAATGATTCGCCTATACTTGCAATAAAGGTATTAAAACCTTCTGTATATTTGCCTAATGTCAAGTTGACATCTTCTGGAATCATAGTTTTTCCAAAACCAAGTTGTTGTGTTATCTTTTTATACTGCTCTCTGAATCCCTCTGTTACAAGTGTTAAGTTTTCAGCAGAAACCTCAGCAGAAGTATTGTAAAATATTTCTGATGCCTTAACTTGCTGAGACATTATCAGCTCTTCATAATCTAAACCTTGTGCTAGTTTTTTCTCTGTATTAGTTTTTGCATAAAAATCTGCAGTACTTCTACTTGTAGTTATCCAATCTAAATCGTTTATTTGAGCTCTTGCTGCTCTTTCAGGGTCCATTCTGTCTTTAGGAACAGATACGCCTCTAAATATTTCAACTAATGTATCTTCTGGTACTGCCTCTTCAATAGTTTTACCCATTAATTTAAAGTAATTTTCTGCTGTAACTTCTAAGTCTTTTCCACTTTCTTCTATAGCAGCTTGTATTTCATCAATACGCATTACTTCGAGCAAGCTCTTACCTGCTACATTCATTTTTGCACCAGACTTAGGAAGCTTTATTTGTCCTATCTGTGAACCAGCTTTAAATGGAGAATCAGGGTCTAAGAAATCTCTAAACTTAAATTGTTTACCATCTCTTGTTGGTAAACCAGTGAGTGGGTCTAATTCTACAGGTAAGTCATAGCTTTTACCTGATGCGTTAAATTCCCCTTGATAATCACCTATGAATCCCATATCTCTTAAAACTTGATATGGGTCGGAGTAGTCAAGTTTGTGTCTATATCCTCCACCTGCTGTATCTTTTACAATCTTTGTTGCATCCATATTGTTAAAGACAGCTTCTTCTAATAATTTGGTATCTACAGCACCACCAACATCAAATGCTTTTAGAGCAGCAATTTGAGCAGCTTTTTCTATTGGTATTCCTCCTATGCTTGGTCTTCCAGTTACAGTATTAGCACTAGCTTGTATTGTTTTTTTGACCATTGAGTCTTTCAATCCTAAATCTTGCAATTTTTCTGTAATAGAAAAACGTAAAGATTCAAAAAAGAAACTAACTTCTTTCATTAAATTTTGAAATCTCTTTTGTATGTTTGTTGTTATAAGTTGTAAAGTACTAGCTGTTTTTGTTGATATTAAATCTTTTTCAGCAAACCTTGCATCAAGATGTTCATTTTTAGTCATTTTGTTTAAAGCAGCTTCTATACCAAAATTATCATTATTAAATAAAACTTCTAAGTCAGCTAAAACTTTCTCACCTATAATTTCGGAAATTACTTCTTGTACATCTTTTGCAAAAGCTATTTTATCTGCACCAAACTTTAGAACCTTAGAGCCCATTCCTTTTATTTTAGAAGCTGCACTAGAGCCTAATCCTTTAAATAGATTTACACCTTTACCTACTAGGCCTTCTTGATTGAAAAATTTTAAATATTCTTCTGTAGATAAATTTTGTAATTCTTGGAATATAGCAGGAACATCTTGTGAGCCAGGATACCTAAAGCCTGTTTCATCTACAAGTTTCATAACATCTTCTGGCTCAAATGCAGTATTATCTATAATATTTCTTAATGCATCTAGATTCTTACCACCACCTACACTTTCAATAACAGGTACTATAAAGTCTGTATCGGCCATAGGCTCTACTACTGCACTAAAGAATTTTCTTCTTATTTCTAGTACTGCCATTATGGTTTTACTATCGTATTTTATTAATCCTTTCTTATCTAATTTTGAGGCATTTATTATGTTTTTTATGTTATCGTCAGCATTACCAATCAATATGTCTCTTAATAAATTTCTTGCACCCTGTCCAAAATTACGAGACATTGTAACATTACCTTCCTGTGCTCCTTCAGGCATACCAAAACCACCTATACCTTCTGGGTCTGCTGATGGAGCTTGACTTAATGCAATAGGTGATATGTTTGCAGCATTTGCATATTTGCCCAATACTGCCATAGGGTTTGTTCTTCCAAAAATTGAACCTTTAACAACCTGAAGTGTTCTAGCCATTGCCTCTTTTAAGTCACTTCCAAAGAAACCTTCTAATTTAATAAATAAGTTAAATAAAGATTGGTTTATTTGAGCAAACACATTGTCGTAAAAATCTGGTTGCACAAATAAAGCTCTGTTTAACATTCTTTGCATGTATTCAGCAACCATTTCATTCATTGCTCTTACTTGGTCAGCTTGACTAAAATCTGAAAGTTGAATATCACTTCTAGCAATAATATCATCGCCAGTTGGGTCCATTCTTCCTGTTAACTGAGACATTAAGTCTTCTCTTGTATTAATTAGGTGAGATAAAATATTATCAGAACTAAGTATATCTTCAAAGTTAACATCTTGTCCTAAAGCTTGTGCAATAGTTTCTTGTATTGCATAAACATCTACAAGTTTATCCATTTTTATTTGAGGTACCACACCTTGCATATAAGCATCAGCACCTCTAGCTTGTGTAAAGAAATTTACTCTATTTTGGTTTTGTTCCCTTCTAGCTGAACCAGTTGTTACATTAAATATTTTACCTATAATTCCAGGCACTCTTTCTAAAAGTTTATCCGCTGTGTTTAACTGTGAACCTCTTAATCCAGCCATTCCAAACGATTGTAGTTCTTCCATGCTTGGTGCAGGTCCTACAGCAAAACCTAAATTTTCTAATATACCTCTACTTGATTTAATACCTTGCATAGCTTCATCAAATAGACCCATGTTGTTAGCCATTTCTATTGTGTTTTTATTTAATACACCAAATATTCCTCTAATAGTTGTAGCCACACCAACAATAGGTATAATTCTTTTGACCATAAAGTCAATGTTGTCAGCTAGCTGTTGTGTTATGTTTAGCAATCCTTCCATTCCGTCTTTTGCTAAATCTAAACCTTTAGACTCTAAACCAAAATCAATTAAACCTGCTTGAGCAATATTTTTAAGTTGTTGTATTTTAGAAAATAAAGTGTCGTATCTTCTTGCTGCTTCTTCGTTTAATGCTCTGTTTTCAATAAATGCACTATTGGCTGTGTCTATTGCTTTAAATAATGTTTCATTAGCTTTTGATAATGCAAGTATTGCTTTTCTAGTTCTAACTTGACTTAAGCCAAGTCTTTCCATGACTTCTATGTTTGTCATTCCTGCTATGTTGGATTGGTCTAATCCTCTTACAAACATAGCTATTGCTTTTGTAGAATCTAATTCAAATAGTTTTTGAAACTCTCCTACTGAAAGACCTGCAGTAGTTGCAAATATTTCTAATTTTTCTCCACCTTGTGTGACAGCTTTGCTCATTTCTGTCATAAGTCTTACAATCGCAGTTGCACCTGCTTGTGCTGGCTGACCTATTGCTCTTAGGGCAGTCGAGAATGCAAGTGCATCTACAGCCGCGTTATTAAGATTTCCAGCAATCTGTGAAGTCGCTGTTGCAATCTGGAGTGATGCATTAGTAATTTCAGATTCTGTTGCAGCAAAGTTGTTACCTAAATCTACTAATGTAGCACCCAAGTTATCTAATTCATCTACACCTCTACCTGTTATTTCTTGAAGTCTTGCCATTGCTAGTGCAGCTTGCTCTGCACCCATATTTGTTGCAATAGTTAATTTTTGAATTACTTGTGTGAATTTTACTATATCGCTAGCAGCTATACCTAACTGTCCACCTACAGATGCTATTTGGTTTAATTCATCAGCGGTGACTGGAGCGATTTTAGTTAAATCTAATAATGATTTTGCAATTTGTTGAAATCCTCTTTCAACTTTTCTTGTGTCTCCTGCTATGTTTAAAGTTTTCTTAACAGCAACGAATGACTCTTCAAATTTTGCAGCAGCTGCAGCGCCAGCACCAAAACCAGCGGCTACTAAACCAAATGTAGAACCTGCTGATACAGCCATATTTCCAAGTGTTCTTTTTACACTTTCGCTATGTCCCTGTATACGAGCAGCAGATTGCTGTATTTGTTTGTTAGCTGCTTTTAATGATTTGTCTGAAAAGTAAAGTTGTATATCACCTTTCAGAGAAAACGCAGATGTGCTGCCTTTAGCCATTTAATTACCTATTTAAGTATCTTTTAAATTTGTTCTAGCACCGAGACCATCCGACTGAGCAATGAATTGGTCTAGGCTCATTGTACTACGAGGTCTGCCTCTTCTGTTGTTTTTCTGGTCTAATATTTTTTTATAATCAGACCTAGAAGATTTTGGTCTATCAGGAGTGTATTCTTCATCGTTCATCATTGCTTCATAGTAAGGAGCAAAGAAAACGGATTTATCCATAGGTAATCCTGAAAGCAGTAATAAAAACCGCCTCCATGTAACTTGTAAAGGTTGGTCTATTTTATACCACCTTACAAAGTCTGCTTCTAATTTATTCCAATCGTAGATTACATCAAGTAGATTGAAGTTTATTCTTTTGGGTCTTCTTCACCCTCGACTTCAACTTCTACTTCTTCTTCACCGTCACCTGCAATACCATATTCAGTAAGTAACCATTGCAACAAAGAATCTAATTGATTCCATGTAGCACCTTTATCTAACATTGAGTCTAGATTATCTTTACCTACTAATGATTCGAGCCATTCTGGTAATGAATTTTGAGGTAATCCACCAGTTTCGTCCATGTATCTCATTTGCGTGAGTACTACACGAGCTGGTAATTGACCTGGGATAGTGAAATCTTCTCCCACTATTCTGAATTTTATCTCTTTGGCATCTGCTTCATCCACAGCTGCATCAAAGTCTTTATATTTTTTGTCGACCATACCGACCTATCTCCTCTTGTAAATTAATACTAGTTCAACTTTTAGTTGACATCAAATGTTGTTGAGTCGTTAGTGTTATCAACAATCTTGAAGAGGTGATTTTTACCACCTGTTGCTCCAACGTTGAATGTTGAATCAGGGACTAACAACTTAAACTCAGTTGCAATAACCACTTTTTGTGGAGCCTTTGCGTGTTGCATTGAGAATGCACCTACTGATACTACTCTAGGCATTTGAACATGTCTATCTGCACCAGCTGGTCCTTCTGCGATTAGCAATGCTGCCATTTCGCTGAAAGAGTCAGTAATAGGAGCTTTGACAACGTCATATCCTGCTGCAAAGTCTGAATCGTCTTCGCTGACATAACTGTCAATTTGTCCCATTGCTACGGAAAGGTTTGCGAGTGAAGCTTGTGAAAGTTCACCCATTAATCTTGCTTCCTGAGCAGTTTTTATGGTTTTAATTGGGTCTATTTCTTCTGCGACTAGAATGTCCTCGAAAGTTCTATCCATTTCGAGAGTCCAACCATCTTCAGAATATCCAATGTCTCTCCAAGCTGCTGAAGCAGTTGAAACTGCTTCCCAGTTGCCTGAACCGTCATCGCCTGGGTAGGCTAATCCTGAAGCAGTTCTGTCTGCAACATAAAGAACACCAGTACCAACTAATACCTCATTAATTGCACCACTTGTATATGTAGCCATTTATCTACTCCTGCTCGTCTAATCCGATACTATCTTCGAAGATAGTCTCATCTTCGTGAGACTCTTCAATCGTATCCTCAATATCTTCTACTGCTTCATCGTCTTCCACAGTAGAATCAGCTTCGTCAAGTTCTGCTTCGTCTTCCTCATCATCAACAATGAATATATCCATGTTGTTGTTGAGTAGGCGTTCAGCGTCTTTCGCCTCAACCTCGACCCATTCTTTCGAAGTAAAAGTCATGCCAGTCACTGTATCACGGACAGTATCTGCCTTTGCGAACAGAGGACTAACCTTTATCTTTACTTTCGAATCTTCTTGTTTATATTTATCTTTAAACATAATACTTAAATGTTATATGATGTTGTGAAAAGTAGTGGTATTTAAACTGCTCTATAAATCATAGAAATACCAACATCATATCTACCTAAGCCTGTTGCAGCTTCTGTTACTCTTGTTGGCATTTGTGGCATATCAAATCCATAAATTTTTGCTCTAGTAGTTGATTCAGATGTAGTGATATATTCGTTTTCTGAATTAAAGCATACTTTGACAATAGCATTAGCTACTTCCATAGCTTTACCATAATCTGGTGCTGATGTGTTTCCATCTCCACCCCATTGACCAGCAAAGCATTGTACAGGTATAATTGCTGATTGAACATGAACTTGGCTAGTGGGTCTTACTAATATACCACCAGCTCTTTGAATTGTAACAAAAGGCATTTCAGCATCTCTTGGAAGTCTCGTAGCTATTCTTGTACCAACCAAATCAGTTACATCACTCTTACTAAGTAAGAATTGTCTAAATATAATTTCTGCGTCTGGTGGTACAGGTTGATTAGTTGTAGGCATAATAAGTCATTATAGTCATTAGCTTTATAAATTTATTGTTTTGATTAAGTATCAAACCAGTTACCATCACTAGCACCATAAGTCCAATTTCTAGAACCACCACTACCTCTTCTAGGATTTTGCTGATTTCTTCTGTTTATTTTAGTTCTAACTGCTTCGTTGTAATCAGTTCTTACTCTACCTATAGTAATTCTTGACCTCTGCCTTAAATATTCTTGTATTTGTTTAGCATGGTGAGGGCCTAATCTTACTGCTCCACTAGGAGGATATACACCTCCACCTTGCTTTCTTAAGTCAAAACCTATACCAGTAACATTTAACAACATCTGTACTAATTCAACAAAATATGGTTGTGTTTCTGCGTTTGCAGATGAAGAACCCAAAACTCCTTGAGCATTAGCATTTACATACAATGTGTTTAAGAAATCGTAAAACCAACTTTCAGATTTGTATTGAGCAAGGTTACCTATTAATTGTTCAAACATTACTGGGCTCATGTGAGTCTGGACCCTGTCTCCTTCAGAATATTTAAATGCTGGGTTTTCCATAAAGTTACCATGGTTACTACCACGTCCTGGAACAATCGCACTTTCATCATATAAATTACCATATGCAACTGTTTTAGTGTCGTGTGTCAATTCAGGTATAGCAACAGACATAAATATTTTATCTTTTATAAATTTATCAGCGGCAGTTTTACCTGTTCTAGAAACTCTAGTGTCAAATAATGCATCTTCCATAAATTCAAATGATTTTTGCATTCCACCAGAAGAAGTTTGATGCCATCTTCTTTTAGAATCGTATGCTTCAGCTTTATTTTTTGGACCACCACCAACAACACCAATAGATTTTTCTATAGGTATTCTTTTTTGTAAATGATTTAAATAATCTTCTAAAGCTCCCTGACCTCTTGGTAAAATAAATGCTTGACTTATATCGTCTTTTGCAGCTCTTAGTATGTCATTAACCCAATCTGTATGTTGGTCAATACCTGTTTGAGTTGTTCCTAGGTCTTCACTTATAGAAAAACCAGCAGCTTCTAAAGCACCCTTCAAACTAGCACCAGCACCACCAAATGTTGCAGAAGCTTGTCCTTGACCATTCATTTCTAATAATGTTTTCTTTTTTCTTGAATCAGCTTCTATTTCGCTTATTACAGTATCATCCCAGTTAGCATCTGCTAAAACTGAAGCTATACCTTCTTCATTGATTTCTATATTTACATCTAAGTTTGCTAAATCATTTAATTCACCACTGCTTTTAACATTAAATATAGGTTTTATTTTTCCATCATCACCAATTAGCTGTGATAATGCAGCACCACCTTGTCCCTGTTGTTCCATAATAAATCTTAAAAAGTATGCTTTGTCAAGAACGTTTGCAAATGACAATTCAAGTAACCGCATTGATTTTTCTAAAGCAATAGCCATATTTTCAAAATTAGTAAAATTGCCACCTACTGAATGTTTTGTCATTACAGTTTGTATTGCGCTAACTGTTTTTCTTGCAACAGCTCCAGCTTGTCCTTTAAGGTTGTCCATAATTTGTCTTTTCTCAACAGGAGATAAACCTGTTAAATTATTAAACAATGTTTCTCTTAAATGTTCATAAAAATGAGCTGTTAATTTACCTTGAGCACCAGGTCCTGAAATTCCATCTATTAGTTTATACAGTGGGTTATTACTAAATGTACTTTGTCTACCTCTTGTTATTAAACCAACTAAATTAGTTTTATCCTTTTTTGACCACTCAAATGTTTTTTGTCCTGTTTGAGGATTTGTATTTATTTTACCTAAGCCAAGTGTTTGAAAAACGTTGGCTCTAAGTTCCATAGAGTTTGTACCAAGCATAGTTTTTAAATCATCATTACCCATATAAGCTGCAGCTGAGAATTCAAAGTCTCCTAAGTTTTGTATAGACAATCCTTCATAGCCACCTGGGTGTCCACCTTTTGCAACTATCTTTGCTCTTTTTAAATAGTTAGCAGCTTCTATTGTTGCACCAGCATTAATTAATTGTTTATATAGAGCTGGGTCAAATACTTTTGCAAATCCTAGTCTTCCAACTATTTCTTGTACTTGTGGCAAATTATCATCACCATAAACTGTTCTTTTATATATTTTTGCTAAAGCATTATCTTGAAAGTATTTTTCATGGGGTAATTTTTCAGTTAAAGAAGTTGCATATCCTTGGAATCCATAATTAACTGTTCTTCTAGTTTCTCTTAAGTTACCAAATGCAGTCATTCCTAAACCCATACCTTCTGGTAAAACATCTGATATTTCTCCTGATGTTCCAGACAATAAGGTAGCTGCGTCTATATATCTATCAGCTGAATCAGCAGATGAACTCATTCCTTGAAAAAATGCTTCTAAAGCTCTTTGATTAGCTAATCTAAAGTTTCTATCAACAGAACCTCTATTCTTTTTAATTAAATTTGTTCTTAAATCTTTTCTATATTTAACTAAAGCATTTAATCTTCTTTGTCTCATGTCTCTTTCAGCTTTATCTTTTTTTTGATTAAAAGACCTTAAGCTAGATTTCATTTGTCCTTTACCTAAACGAAATTTTACTCCAACTTTTCTTTGCAGTGTTTTATCAAATCCTAAAACTCTACCTGTATCTGTAAAACCTAAATAAGCTGCTGCTTCTTCACATGCTCTGGTAAAAAATAAACTAGGAAGATAAACCATACCATCAGTTCTTTTATGGTGGTTACCACTTGAGTCCGTAGCAGGACCACCATACTCTATAGCTGTTATGTCTCTTACTGCATCTGCAAAACCTACCTTAGCTTGTGAAGTACCAGCTACAACTTCAGCTGTTAAGAATGCTCGTCCTTTTTGATGTATTGGTATTATATGAATAGATTCTGCTATATCTATTTTCGATGGAACATAATTATCGTCATAACTTCCAACTCCTCTTTTACCTCTCTTAGCTCTTCTTTCGTTAATTAATCCTTGATTTGTAGTCACAGACTTAATGTGGTCTATTTGATATTTAGCATCTGCATCAACAGCTAGTGCTGTTAATGAGTTATCTATACCTTTTAAATCAGAAGGTATTCTGCTTAAATGGTCTAAACCATGTCTGAATTGACTTGTCATATTAGGTTTTAAAACACTATTCATTAATTTTTTAATTTTGGCAACTCTGTTATTTTCTGCTTGCGTGCTGTCACCCATATTTAATTTTCTTCTAATTTTTTCTTCTATTTCTTTTTTAAGTGGGTGAACTACATCGAACATAGGAATTCCAAGTAAACCTTTGGTTTTTAAAACTCCTACATTAGGATTTACATCATATCCATATGATTTTAAAAGTTGTTTTAAATCTGCATCTTGACCTATAAAATTTGAGCTTGTAGGGTCTTCCATTGACTTTTTTGCGTTTTTTGTTGCATACATTTTTTTTAGAAATCTGTCATGTTTTTCTAAATTGTCATATATTTTTAATTTACTTCTACCGCTTCTTCCAACTGCTACTTCTTCTTGGAAAAAACTGTAACTTAACATTTGTGGGTCATAAACCACATCTAAGAAATCTACACCTGCATTAGCTCTTGCATTTCCTGATATACTTAACCCTCCTCCATCTAAAAATGATTGGGCGACTCTTTTGTGAGCATCATTTCTAAGTGATGCAATACTATTCTTTGCATTCCACCATTGAGCATATATTTTGTCAGGATTTTCTTCTAAGTTACCATCTAGTATTTTTTCTATTGGTTGATGCCAACCTTCCTTATTTTTTAATACGTCCTTACCACCTCTATTAACTTTTTTATTAGAAGAAGCTTGTTTAGGTGTTAAAGCTTTAGACATTTTATTAATTAGATTTCCAGTTTTAATATCTCTACCACCCATATCAGGAGCTATTGCAGTAATTAAAGCTCTTGCAAAAGAACCAAATCCTTTTTCTTGCATTTTTTTTGCAAACTGTAGAATTGCTAACAAATCTCTTTGGTTATTATCAGCCATTTTTTCTACTGGTCTTTGTAAAGTTATATTTGGATTATTGTATGTACCTATATTTATAATAGAATTTACAACTCTATCAATCAATGTGTCTGTATCGTGCAATGTTTCTGCACCTATATTCATTATTCCTTGTGGTGTTTTCAGTCCTAATTGATTAGCTAATAAATTTATTTCTTCTTCTGCTTCAACTGATATAACACCAAACTGTTTACCTAAAGTACTTTTTATCATTTGCATATCTTTAATTAATGCATCTTCTAATCCCATAAATTTAGTTGTAGCTGTTCTTAGCTTTTTAGTTGTGTAACCAACAATGTCACCTTTTTCATTAGTTACTACTTCAACTTTATTAGCTCCAAATGGACCTAAAGAACCACCTGTATCTAATTCTGGTCTCATACCATCAGAACCAGATTCAAATGCTGTTCTACTTCCTGAGTAATTTGAAAGATATTGTAAAACTGCTCTTTTCCTATCTTTGTCTGCAATAGCATGAGTTTGGTTATATGATTTTGCACCAATTATATGTTCACCTGCAATTTTTTCTGCCATGTATTCCATCATCATTGAATCTACTGTTGCTTTGACTGTGGCTTCTGCTTGTGGCAAACTCATTTGGTCAATAGTAGACATAAGTTGGTCAAACTCTCTATCACTTTGATATAAAAGCTGACCATTATCTTTTACTATTCCATACCTTGCATCAAATCTTTTTATGTCTTTACCAGTTTTTTCTTTAAAGTGTTTTGCTTGAATAAAAGCATTATTTCTTAAAGGGTCAGGAGCTCCTGCAACTGCTCTAGTGTATGTAGCTAGTTGCCATTTGTATAAGAAGTTATCTGACTTGTTTGATGAAAATTCTTTTTGTGCAACTTTTTCTACTATTTCAGGGTTCCATATACCTTCTATAATATCTTTTTTACTTTTACCTCTTGATATAGGACCTATAATTTCTTTTTGAATAATTGAACCTGCATAAATGTTCATGTAACGATTAAATATACTACTGCTAGTTCTAGGTATAAGATTAGCTCTTAATTTTGGTGCAACTCTACTAGCGAATGTTAAAACACCAGCACGTCTACCAATTTGTTGGATACCTCCACCTTGAAAGAATTTTACACCTCTGTCAAATGTATTTTTTGCTTGTTGAAAATCATAAGGTAGCGATACTATTGCAGATGGAATATTAACACCAAAAGCCCTAAGGGTAGACATGTTATAACCTACTGCGTATCTTAGGTCTGCACCTTTAAGTCCTTTTAGTGATTTAAATAAACCTACTTTTCCATCACCAGCTATTAAACCAAACTTAGGAACTTTTACTCGTTCTCTTAAACTATTGCTAGGAGCGTAGTCCATTATTCAAATATGTGAGTCGACAATATAAGACCTACTACTCCTCCACTTCTATTGTGAGACTTTCTTACTGCATCTATTTCATGATATAAATTATTATCTGTGTAATCTTGCAATCTATCATTAGCCTTTATATCTATGTCACCATGAATATAAACAGTAAAGTTTTCTAATATTGTATTTCTACCATCTTTTGCTTCAGAGGTACCACTAGATACTATTTTGCAATCTACACCAGTCAAATGGCTTTGCCAGGATTGTGATTCTATTCCACGTTCATCTACTGTTGAAGCAGATATTCTTTGGACATTAATTTTATCAATAAATAATCTTTTGTGAATTTGGCCAACCATACTGTAAGACTAACAGGCCGTTATTAATTTTATAGTGTTTTGAGGTCTCTAGCTCTTTTTGCTCTTCTACTTTTTGAACGACAATTTTTACAAAAATAAGACTTAGCGTCAAAGCTACCAATAGACAATTCTTTTTTACACATTAAACAAGTCTTTTTAGACTTTTCTTTTGGTATATTATTTTTTATATTTTCTAAACAAGGTGAACAAAACTTATTATACCCATCAGCATATTTTTGACTTTTAGGAAAATCTGAAACATCTTTTAATAATTTACATATTGAACATGTCTTATTTGTTGGATTTAATTTTGAAAGTTTATACTTTTGTTGTGCTTCTTGTATTCTCTGTGCGGCATCAATATCATCTCTTATCCAAGTAGCAAAAGCATCATAGCTAACAGGTAAATCTTTATACATGCTTCTACTTGTTAAAGTATGTTGACCATTTTCTATTCTTTTAGCAACAGTTTCTACTACATCATAATTTATCTTAAATACTGCACCAATGCCAGATTCATGTCTAATTTGACGAACTCTTTCTATAGATACACCCCACTCATCAGACCATTCACGAAGTAATCTTTCAGGATATTTTTTAAATAATTGAAGTGCTTCTTCTGGTGTAGGTGCTTGTCTATTTGGCATAGACTTATTTTACTATAAAAAGAACCGTTTTCTAAACTTTCCTATTATTTGTAAGTCGCTACCAGACAATATAGAAACAGAATTCATACCAATATTTCCTACATAACTTATAGAATAATCACCCATTGATTCTGAATCTGCTGCTGTAAAGTTTGATACTTGTGTTGATGATTGTGCGACAATTTCACCAGCTTCCTGTTGTGCAGACATAACTAATGCTGATTCTAACATTCTAGCTGATGCTCTAGCGCTTACATATTTAAATTGTATAGGTAATGTTCTTCCAGTTCCTCCACCAGTATCGTATCCAGCAGTATATGAAACTGTTATGTTATCAGGCCTAGCAAAAGACCATCTACTTCCAATTCTTCTTATTCTTCCATTTTCATACCACAAAAAATCTTTATCATTGCCATATTCCAATGTTGTGTCGTCTTCAGTTATAGAAGTAACAGATAATACAGGACCTTGTTCTAGAAATAATTCTTTGGTTTGATTACCAGACATTGTTTCAGTATAAGTGTTGTAATCAACGTCAATGCCTAAGTATTCTCTAATTGCGTCATCAACTAGAGGTATTATGTTATTTGTTAAATGCGTCTCTAAGTCTGAATGAAAATCTATTAAAGCAAATGTTTCTACATCAGCAGCAGTACAGAAAGCCATTTAGACCTCCTATTCTTCTGAGTCGAAATCTTTAACTTCTTCTACCTTAGCGGATTTATCTTCAACTGGTTTTTGAGCTTTCTTTTTTGCTGGAGCTGCTTTCTTAGAAGATTCTTTTTTCTTCTTAGGAGCATCTAAAGCACCTTGCTCTTTTAACCATTCAGTTGGATATTCCTTACCAGCTTTAGCAATTAAGTCTGCTTGAGCTGATGGCAAGTCTGCTGGAACACCCTTCCAGATTTTTCCGTCAGGTAATTTGTAAATATTTTGTTCTGGTATTGTATACATAATAATTTATCCTACCTTACTTCCCACGTTTTTTAGGTTTTTTAGGACCCTTCTTTGGTTTATACTTTCCGTATCCCATTTATCTTCTTCTCCTAGGTCGTCTAACACGGCCACCCATTTTCATCTTTCTAGGACGAACTCGACCACCCATTCTGTATGACTTAGGTCTACCCCTCGGCATCAGAATCTCCATCAAAATCTTTAACTTCCTCTTTTTTTGGTTTCATAAACTGTTGTAAAATTTGTTCTGATTTCTTAAAAAACTCTGCATCTCTTACGATTCTGCCAAATGCTTGTAATTGATTTTTTTTATCTTCTGGGTTCATATTTCTCCTTGTCTTCTTGGGGCAGCTTACAAAACCTGCCCCTAAGAAAACTAATTAGTTCTATTAAAAGTTTGTAATAGAACAGAATGCTGTTGGACGATAAATCACAAAACCAAGTCGCATAGTTAATCTAATTGCGAGTTGATTTTTTGCGAAGAAATCGCTGTGGCTATCGGAAACGGCTAGGTCAACGCCTTCTCTCATTACTACTTGAGCTGCGTCACCACCACCAAACTTACCAACTAAAGCTGTACCTTCAGCAATTACTGTTGAAGGAACTACTTTGAGACCCCAAATTCTTGGGGAAACATCAGCACCAAAACCACCTGCAACTACAAACAAAGGATTTTTGCTTGTGTAACCAGCTGAATCAGTTCCAGCTAAGTCGCCTACAGATGTAACGATTTGATACCAATCAGATGGGTGCATTACGATAGAATCAGCTTCTACGAATGCATCTTTTCTGATTTCTGTTATAGCTTGATAAATTTGACCTAATCTGTTTAAGTCCCCAGCAAATGAGCTGTAATCAAATGTATTGATTCCAGATTTGTTGAGTACACCAGTTAGGTTAGGAGCGCTTCCATCACCATTGACTAATTGGTTGTCCAAGTTCAATCTCATCATTGTTTGTAAACGTGAGTTGACATATCCTTGAATACCAGCAACATCAGCTAACAACTCGTCAGTTACAGGCAAGAAAGTAGCCATCTTTCTGATGGATTCTGTTCTTTCTGTAAATGCTAAAGCACCTTCATTAGATGTACTAATGTCGGTAGATTCAGCAACTGCACCAGCGTTGTTGGTGAATGTTGTCTCTTCGAGGTAGACGTATGCATTTTGGGATGTTTGAATTTGGTCAAACAATCCAATAACGCTGTCTGGGTTACGAAGAGCGGTCTCTAGGATACCAGGAGCTCTTAAGCTCTCTGGTGGATAACCAGTTGTGTTCAAGGTTGTTTTAAATTCAGCTCTTGAATCTACACCTTTAACGCCATTCTCTGTGTATGCTTTATAAGCATCAGAGTTAGCAAATTGCTCACCAATTGTTTGTGGGCCTTTTGCTTCTTCCATTTGATTAGGAATAGCATTTACAGGTGCTTGTTCAGCTTGAATTTCCATAGCCTTCTCGTTTTCTGCTTTAGCATTTTCGACTTTTAAATCATCAACAAGTCCAGCAAGTTCTGTGTTGAGGCCTTTGATTTTCTCTTTAGCCTCAGGAGTGTACTTGCCGTCTTCAGATGTATCGAAAGCTGCTTTAAGCTCTTCACGAGATTTTGCAATCTGCTCTTTGAGTTCTTGCACTTTTGACATATTGGTTATTCTCCTATATATATTATTGGGTTTATTTTTTAGAGGACAGGCTCGTCCTCTTCTGTTATGTCGATATCCACTGTGTCAGACAATAAAGCCTGACCCTCTAACCACTCTGCATCAAAATCTTCGTCAGCTGATTCACTGTTATCATCTGTAACGGCTTCAGGTGATTCGACTTCAGGTTCTTCTGAAGATTCCACCTCTTCTACCTCAAAATCATCAGATGGGTCTTCATCTTCAATGATTTCTTCAACAGGTTGTTGTTCCTCTACTTCTAACTCTAAAACCTCTTCAGTTCCGACATTTTCGATAAATTGGTCTATTTCAACCCAAGCATCGCTTAAGTCTTCTTGAACTGCTCTTAAGGCTTCAGTAGCTTTTGTACCTAGTGTTCTTCCATCTTTAGCACGCAACATCGCAATGGCGGTAGCTCGTACCATCAAGTCGTTCAATGCAGCAAGCACATCTTTGACTTGTTCTGAGAAAGTTTGACTTTTCTCGGACATTTCAATTTCTTCTGATTCTTGTGTCTCTAATTCTTGTGCTTCCATTAATTCTTTTAGATAAACCGCAGGGTCTTCTATCATTTTTGCACAGTGTTCACAAGATTCAGCATTTGCATTATGTGCAACTACTGGTTCTTCAGAAGAAACTTCAGCTTCTGGTTCTTCTTTTTCAAAAGAATCAGAGCCTAAAACACTTTTTTTCTCTTCCTCCACTAAATCTTCAACCAATTCTTTATTTGATTTGATTGCCATAGTGTAGGTCTCTTGATTTGCACCAACAAGTACAGGAGATACTTCAAAGACAGTTAAGTCTTTTAAATATCTTGCATCTTGTTCTTGTTCGCTGTCAGCACTTTTAAATGGTGCTCTTTCAGAGTCATTAACTCTGTAACCGAATGACCATTGTTGCATGTCACCCATGTTTTTTACAATTTTATAAGCTTCTTGCCCTGAATCAGTATCCATGAAAAATTCACCATCAAAGGTTGCTTTTCCATCGTCTTCTTTGATTCTTCCTTTACCGATTGGCATGTCCCATTTATGAGCCCATACCATAGGGACATCGCCAGATTTAAAACCTGATTTGATTGAACCTGGGAGAACGACATCTCCGTCAGAATCTAGACTATTGAATACTGAAAATACGGCTGAAACTTTACCTTCGGCTTCTTCTTTTAATTCGAAGTCGATGGCTTTTACTTCTTTTTCAGACATAGCTATTAATATCTCCTCTGTTAACAGATTTATTAAAAGGTACGCTATATTAGTAATTTTTGCAGATGCTTTAAAAAAGCGTGGTATTTTATTCGTCTTTTATGTCTTTAATAACAGTGAGTTTAGAAACTGGCATTGTTACTTTTCTATCGGTTTTTTTATGTTTTCCACTTTCTAGTATTGCATATACTTGCATAGTGGCTTCTCCATCACTTACAGATGTAACTACTCCATGTACTGTTGAGGGTGGGTCTGGGTCCTTATTTATAGACCAACTAACAGATTGTCCTACTCTAACACTAGCTGCTTTCTCTCCACTCTTTTTAGATGAGAGAGGGTGGGAAGAAGGTAGCAAGTCTTGGTCATAAGGTTTTCTCTTAAATCGTCCTGTACGCAAAGCGTGTAAGAACCCATTTACTCTGGCTAATCCCCATTGGTCAGCTGAAGTTACATTACCTCTAACTGAACCTGGATTAGTTCTGTAAGCACCGACACCTCTATTAAAAACTGCGGCCAAAGTTCTAGCATTCGTTTTGTGTCTAGGATTTTTTGAATTATGATTACTTGCTTTTTCTGCAAGTATTTTCTTTATTCTTCCAGATATTGCTTTTAATGCAATATCATCAGCCATTTGGTTTGCTAGTTCAGCAGCGGCTTTTCTCCTAGAACGAACTACTTTCTTTTGGTCGTTAACTATTTTTTTCATAGCAGATACGCCTATGTTAGAAACACCACCCCACTTAATATTGGCAATAGTACCATTAAGTCGGTTGTTACCTTGATGTCTTCCCATGTAGCGTTCTCTTCTACGAACCCAGTTAAGAACTGATTCACTTCTATCACCAGACTTATATTTAGTCCAATTAGCAAATGCATCATTTCCTGTAAACGATGTAGGAGGATTACCTCCATTACCAGCTCTTCTCCAAATCTCAGGCCAATTTTCTTTTAGGTCTTTAGCGTACCCATATGGAAATTGCTTGTATTTTGAATTTGAGATTGATACTTGTTTATCATCTCCTGGACTTGGAAAATTTGTTCTATCTTTTTTAGGTTTTTCTTTTACGTTTTCTGGTTCAATACTAAATTGTGATTCCATAATAACTTCTGCTTCTTCTAAACTTACTTTGAGTTCTTCCATTATATCAACAAGGTAAGATTTTTTTGACCTTTCCATTTGTTCATGACTTGCACAAGGCATATAGTAAGTAGTTCCTCTTACTTCGTGTTCGTGATAACCTTCGCAACCAATTTCTTTTGCTCTTCTTTCAGCAGCTTCTATTGTGTCATACATCCACATATTGCTAGAAGTATTTCGACCTGGGTGTGCAGACTTTACTAACTTACCATAATCTTCTTCACTATCGCATGGCATATAAAATTTACCAGCTGGTCCTCTATCAACTACATGATAACCATCACAACCTAACTCTTTTGCTCTTGCTATAGCTTCTTCTCTTGTAGTGTAAGTATCAGCCATTGCTGGTGCTGCTTCTTTTTTACCTAAAAACTTTTCAGCTTCTTTTTCTGTATCAAAACATTTAATTACTTTTCCTGTGTCATGACTTATTACACAGTATGAACCATTAGGCATTTTTGCAATATATTTTTCCTCATTACGAGGTTCTTCGTTTTGCTGTATTCTATCTGCTCTAGGATTTTCAACAGGATAATTTTGTCCAGCTAATAAATCTTTTTGTTCTGTTTCAATGTTAGAACTAGCAGCAGCTAATGGATTACCCTCTTGTTCATTCTGAGCTTGTTGTCTATTAGCTTCTGGCATATCATTTAAAATTGCATTACCATTTGTATCTACTTGAATCATATTTAATGGTCTTAAGTAAACATCATGTTTATCATCAGAACTTAAACCTACAACTTGTCTAGCTTCACCAATAGTTATCCAACCACCAGATACACCCATATTTACTCTTTTGTACATATTGTCCATATCTGGTTGTAATGCTCTAACAGAGTTGATATCATATTCTGCTCTAAGTGAAACATCTTTAAAGTCTGGAACTAATAATTGATGTGTCAATTCATTAGCTACTGTTCTCCACATTGGAACAAGTTTTTGTTCTGTAAAAAATTCTCTTAATTCCTTAGTATTATTAAAAGTGGCCGCGTCCAATCCAGCCCCAAGGCCTGCGAGAATTGCTGGGACTCCTAAAACTGCAGATACTCTTTCTTCAGGTAATCTTCTTAACTCACCTAATTTCATTTGGTCAGGTGAGAAAGAAACAATATCTACATTCATAGCACCAGATAAAACCATAGGTGCAAATCTATTAGCACCACCAAATTTCTCTTTATACATTTGAAGTATTGATTCGGCCTCTTCTCTAGTAGGACCACCATATCCATCATTTCTTGGTGTAAGTACTACACCAGGTACAGCCATGTTGTTGAGCAGTGCAGCTGCATATTGTCCAGCAGCTTCATCACCTAATATTTCACGGAGAACTGTTTTAAGCGGAGCATGTCCTCTTCTGTGGTCATTAGGGTCTATTCCTTGTCGGATGTGGACAACATCTTTTTCTGGAAGTTCAATCTTTTCACCTTTACCATAAAGGTAGTAATCATAATGAGTAATTAAAGTATCTTCATTTCCTCTTACTTCTACTAGGTGTGGCATAAGTGGTACAAGTTCAACTACTTGACCTCTAGCATCTCTATTCTTATAAAGGAAAGCATCACCTAATGTATTTAAAGCTAAAACTATATAATGTGATAATAAGTTAGAAGACATAAATGGATTAGGCCTTCTATATAATTGTGCTAATGGGTGGTCAACAGATATTTCTCTATCGCCAAATTCTTTATCTATTTTTACAACTTGTAAAGGAGGTTCTGAAAATGATGTTGCTAAAACATTTAAACATGCGGTTACAGCAGAGTTTGCTGAACCATCACCTATTTCTTTTAATTTATTAGATTCCCAAAATCCTGATGAAGTGTTATAACCATATATAGAGGCATCGTTGCCAAATAATTGATTGTAATTTGATTGAGCTTTTTCTTCTTCTTTACCTCTTCCAGGTACAATAAAATCTAAAGCTTTCTGGAATCTACTCTTTTCTTCCATTTAATACGCTGTCCATCCGTGTCTTTGTTGTATTGACTGCGCTGCGAGACCCAGAGCATCGACTTGGTCGTCATGTGCTCCAACAGGGAAAGTCAACAACTCTCTCTCTAATTCTGTCAACCATGGCGCATCTTTGCGAAACATGATATCACCTGCCTCCATCCTAGCACTTAGCGGTAAAGCTTTGGTTATTTTATCCTTTTCTGCTCTCATTTCTTGTACTCTCATTCCAGACCTATTTGCTTGCTGAATAAAAGCTTTAGAAAAACCTTGATTCTCCATACATACATGTCTCCATCTGTATCTATCTGCCATTCTTTTCATAGCAGGGACAATATCAGGCCCTTCCATTTTTACTCTTACTAAATCTTCTAAAAAAAGTTGATTACTTGGTGTTCTAGCAAAAGACATAATAACTGTATAGTCAGATGCTTTTTCTGTTGTAACTGCTACATCTACAGCACCAAAGTGTTCTAAGTCTTGAGGATTCCATTGTCCACCACCACCCATGTAAAATCCTGATGGTGCTACATCATAATAAGAAACCCATTCAGGTTTAAACAAACCTTGACCAGCTTCAACAAATTCAGCCATATATTCTTGTGCGAATACAATAGAACCTACTTCAGTTTTAGCTGCTTCAATCTCTTCAGGGTCGATAGCAGGATTATCAAGAGTAGAAAATCTAAATCTTTCCCAGTTAGCTTGCTCACCTGCTGTTTCCCATAAATCATAAAACCAATTACCTACACCTAGAGGAGTACTAATAAATAAGGCTGAACCTTTTCTTTCTGTAAGAGTAGGTCTTAAAACTTCTTGCCAAACTTCTGGTTTGACGAAAGCAGCCTCATCAATAACTATAAAGTCTAAACCTTCACCTCTTAGTCTTTGCGGATTATCAGCAGACTTACAAGCAATAAAACCACCATTAGGAAAAAGAACTTCCATATTGGCAATTGAAATTTTTGGTTCAATTTCTTTAGGAAATGAAAGGGCTGCATTTTCTAACGCCCTCCAACCAACACGAGCAATAGAAAAAGTAGGAGCAACCCACCAAGCTCTTCCACCAGCCAATGCTGTTTGGATGCAAAGTTGGACACCAAGTCTAGTTTTTCCAAATCGTCTGCCAGCACAAAGTATTTTCCAACGAGCATCAGATTCGGCTACTTTCTTTTGTGCCTCGTGTAAAGGTGGTAACTCTGGTGCGTATATCGGCATTTAAATTAAATCTTTTGATTTGTTTCTTAACCTTTCTATAGATTGCTCTATACCAGTTTTAGCTTGTTGCCAAGATAAATGATTTTGTGAATCTTGTAACTTATTAGGTTCAAGCAATAGAATAGCAAAATGCTCGCCTTCTAATTTTTTTAATTGATTTTCTACAATATTTTTTTTATCTTCATCAGATATAAATTCGTAATCCATAATCTCCTACCATCTGTATTTTTGCTTACTTGCTTTTTGTACTTGTGCCATAGACTTTGGACTCAATGTTGAAGGGTCTTGTACAAACTCTGCATCCATTGGTGTTTCAAACATTACATTTTTAGCAATTTGTCTTTTACATATAAATTGACATTTAGGACACATAATTTCTGGGTCCTCACTAATTTTATGTGTTATCTCATAAATCTTTTCACAAGATAAACATTTGTAATCATATCTGGGCATTAAACGTACCTTTTTAAATAAGCTCTTACGAACTTAGTGTACTCCCTTTTTGCTCCAGTTAGTGTTTTACCATCAAAAATATCATGATGGTATTTACAAAAGATAGCCACATTACCTTCATCATTAGAGATATTTCTATTTTTTCCTCCCATACCAATTCCAGTAATGTGTGCCATCTCCAGCCACTGTGTATCGTTGCACTCAGGCCACTCACACATGTAATTTGCGCGTTTCAAAGATTTTTCACGAAGTGCAGATTTATTTATTTTTCCTGTGCCTTCACGCTTTTTCTGTCCCATACCAGAAACACCATGAGACTTACTTCTTCGTTTTTTAAATTCTGCGTATGTTTCTTTTTCAGGTTCCCAACGAACTGTCATATATATATATTAGCAGAATGTAATTTTGAATACAGCTCTTCCTAAGAAGAGCCGATGATGGGAGGAGGTCGGTGTGGATGCCGACTTAACATAACTTTAACATTTAAAGACATAGGGTGTGGTATTTCATGGTAATGTAATGAGCTATGGATTATTTAGTAGGATTCCTATTCGGTTATGGCTTAAAAGAAGTCGTTAGATTACTTCGCAAACTAAGCGACTGGGATTACGAAAACAGACAAGGTTACTATTTTGATATAGAACCTATGACAGAGGATGATTTACCCTAAGTCTTTTTTCTGCGTTCTCTTCTAATAGCCCTGCGTTCTCTTTCTGACTTGCCACCCCATATTCCAAAGCGTTCTTTTCGCTCAACAGCATATTCTAAGCATTCCTCTTTTACTGGACATCCATTACAGATTCTTTTAGCTATTACTGTTGAACTGCCTCGGTCTGGAAAAAAGTCATCTTGATTTGGATGACCTTTACAAGCAGCGTCTTTATACCATTTAGGTACATCTATTACATCATCAAAGTCTATGTGTAAGTCCATAACTAGATTTAACTACAGAGTCAACCACGCTACTAGGACTATTAAGACAAAATAAAGGCAATTACTATATTCGAACATATGTTCTATATAAAGGGTTAGTTATTTGGGATGTGCACCGAAACCAATGAAAATTTATGTGGGAAGCTTAGTCTCCGTATGTTATTTGAAATTTGATAGGTTCATCGCCTTGTGCGTCTATGTCTAATGTAGAGCGCTTTCCCCACT